GTTAATCCAGTTAGTTCCGTTGTGTACTAAGAAGTGGCTATCAGCAGGAGTTGTGATAACTGTATCGCTCATCTCTTCTAATGTATCTGCTGTATCTACCTGTGCATCTACATATGCTTTAATAGATTGTTGTGTAGCTAAAGAAGTAGCACTGTCAGATGACATATCATCTTCATCTTTGATAGCTGTTAGACCATCAAGAAGATTAAGCTCAGTAGCAGTTGAAGTTACTCCATCCATAATGTTTAACTCAGCTGTCGTAGAAGTTACTCCATCCATTAAGTTTAACTCTGTAGCCGTTGAGGTAACTAATGTACCACCTAACTTAAGACCGTTAGTCCCATCGTGAGAAGCAATATCAAAGTCATAAGCACCATCACTAAAGGTAGTGTTACCTGTGATAGTTGGTGTGTTAAGAGTTGGTGATGTTAGAGTCTTATTGGTTAATGTCTGAGAACTGGTAAGCGTAATTACGGTAGAGTCAATAGCTACTGTTAAAGTATTAGCTGCACCTGTAGTATCAATACCAGTACCACCTGCAATATCTAATGTCTCACTGTCTAAGTCAATACTTAATGCACCACCTGAATCACCTTGGAAGTCTAAGTCTTGATTAGTTATTTGATCATCTACATATGTTTTAATAGCTTTAGCACTGGCTAAGGTATCATTGGAAGCACTGACACTTGTTAAGTCAGTATCTATATCAGTAATGGTTGTAGATGTACCAATTATAAGACCATCTATGGTAGCTATACCATTTAAGAAAAGGTCTTTAAACTGATTGGTAGCATCACCTAGATCTATATCATTGTTGGTAGTAGGTATAATTTTACCATCTTCCAATCTAAATTGTTCAACACTGGCTATCCAAAATCTAATAATATCTTCATCTGCTATATTTTCACAAGTGATTTTAGTATCATTATCTATGTCTTGTAAGATAGCTATGGGTGCTCCACCACCAGTTGTACCTTCATGCGTATGTCCATTAATTACATGGAACGCTGATACAAGTTGATCATATTCATCGTTAAATAGATCTGCTGTAATGGTATCTCCATTGGAGAATGAACTTTGTCTTGTATAACCTGTAGCCATTATTTATCGCCTTTGAGTTGGTATAAAGTCTATATAAAAACTTTGTATATTATAAGAGGGGTTTGTATCATTGGTAAAGAAATTAAAGGAACTGGAATAGCCACTACCTTCCAAGTTTACTTTCTTATTAGGTATTAGAGTAGCTCCAAACCTATGTGTGTTAAAAATAGCCACTCCAAATAGAGCTGGTGTTGTAATATCTAAAATAGGGTAGGCAGTAGGTTGGTGTGTTTCTGAATCTTCATAATCAAACTTAAGTTTTACTGTAAGATCTATTTCTCCCTCAGGTTTAATAGATACTCTAAGCCAATGTAGATTCTTTTGTATACCTATATCACCAAAATCTGTGTCAGGTGTTTTAAACTTAGCATTGATATTACTACCATTGAAAGAAGTATTATAATCATGTTTATATATGTAACCATCATAACCACCAAAATAAGTATCTTCATCTATATCTTCATTACGATATTCTGCTGTTAAACTTACTGGTGCAATACCTTTAGTTTCAGACCATTCCCATTGCATACCTTCCGCAGTATATTTTAAAGTACCAATAATACCTTTGGCATCTTGAGCACTGATAGAAGGGCTGGGGTAATATAATCTATATTGATTCTTAGTTCTTAAAACTATGGAAGAGAGTTCATAACTATTTACATTAGCTAATAGATCTCGAATAATAGGTAGAATCTTATGAGAGATGGTAGATAACTCTACATCATCAATTCTAGCTGTACCTGCCAATGTTCTTAAACCGTCTGCTGCTAGGAAGATTAGATCACCACCAATCTCTTGAATGGTATTCTTATCTAAACAACCAATGTTTCTAGCTATAGGTTGTAAAGAAGGTCCATCATCTAAGCCTTGTAGTTGATGTATACTTCTCTTACAAAAGATGATAAGTTTATCTCTAAACCTTTTAATACCTATTACCTTCTCCCCCACATCTACTTCACCAGCACTTGCTCCTAAGAAATCATTACTGGTATATCTGGTAGACCATTCTACTTTATGTCCTTGAGCAAGAATGATCCTTTCATTATATACTTCACTATCTATGGCACTGCTATAAGCACTTGTAGTTGCTTCATCTAAATCAGTGTAGAAATATTTACGACTACCACCTATACCTGTTATATAAAAGTGAGATACATCATTAATACCATTATATATAATAACTTCACCATAGTCTTGAAGTCCTTCATAAAGCTCAAAACCAACTCTGGATGTGGTATTTTTTACCAAAGTATTGGTATTGGCTTCTAAATCAGCTTCTAGTTGCCCACCTACTCCTGTCTCTTTATTTATTTGTAACCAAGAAGTACCATCGGTAGACCAATAAAGATTACCTTGTTGTACAGCTATAAGACCATCGGCGTATGTATGTACACCTAAGATTGTATTGGCAGTAGTGTCAGGTTGTAAAGCACTGAACTTAGAATAACCATTAATACGTCTATAACCACCATTAACAGCTGGTTCAAAGTTTTGTAATGTAGTGGCAGCACCTGGAGTCTTAAGAAGCTCTAATGTGTTAGATACTAAATCAAGACCTCCTTGACATGAAACTTCAAATGACTGTTCTCTACTAGGCATAGAGTACTCTATCATCTGTCATTTTAGTTGGTTTTGAATCTATGAGTTGTTCCTTCATTCTTCTAATGCCTTTATTATAATCACTTAAAGCCATTTGTGCTTGTGTACTATGTTCTTTAAACTGCCAAGCATAATACCTGACACGAGCATATAAAACACTATAATATTGATTAGGGAATACAAGAGTATCGGTATCATCACTCAATGTTGTGGGTTGTTTATAAGCTTGGAAGTATACCTTATAATCTTTATCAGGTATTGGACTTAAACCAAACTTTCTATTATTGGGAGATCTAATAACAAACTGAGGTTTTCCTCTATAAGAGCTATCATTTAATGCTCTAGTATCTTTAAGTTTATTAATATCTTTCCATTCTTCTATAGGTAAGAATTCTAAATTCTCATAAATAATAGGGGTAGATACTCCTTCAGTAGTTAATAGGAAGTCTTCCCACTCCACTGCTATATAATCTGTCGTTGCCCCATTGGTGGAAGATGCTTCGCTATTTAAATAGTACCATTGAACACCTTCACTAATATCTGTAGAAATACCTCCATATTGGGAAGTAGTTTCATTAACGCTAAGGAAGGACCAATTAGCCTCTTCATTAACTATATCTAAATAAGATCTATTGATTGCTTCCTTTACAAAACCTTGTATATTTTTAGCATTGGTTAAAGTAGTTAAACTAACCTCATTAACCTCTCTAAGAATATCATTAGCCATTTCTAAGTAAGTCTTACTCATATTTATTGCCTATCTTATTTTAAAATAATAAAACCCCCTTAATTAAAAGGGGGTCATTTTTAACTAACTAGCTATCACCAGTAGAAGCGGAGCCTGTTGCTACTCCATTATACTCTTCCACATAAGCTATAGCCAAGCCTTTAGGTTGGACTACTTGACGACCATAAACATGAAGACCACGTACAATGTCTTGGAAAGTATTGGTATCACGTAAAGTCTCATTCTTAGTCAAAGCAGTTGCTGAAGCTGTACTAGACATATGACCTGCCATAACTAGAGCACTTCCAGCAATATCATTATTACTGCCAGAAACTACGCTACGATAAGAAGGTGCGTTGTTAGTCTTATACATTTGGAAACCACGTACCTTACCTTCAGCGACTAAGCCATTACGTAAGTTACCTGTACCACCATTATAATCAACAGACATAAGTTTAGAGTCTTCTTTATTAAGCATCTCATAGAACTTAGGTGCTGCAACTACCCAACGATTCTCTTCGGGAATATTCTGCTCATCTAATTGTAGTGAGAGAGCACCTAAGAGATCTGCTGGAGAGTAATCAGGAGTTGAAGTAAAGCCTACATCTAGACCATTACCAACGCCTCTAGCTCCAATAGCAGACATAATCTCTGAAGAACCTCCCACACCACCACCACCAATACCGTGATCAGCAGCTGTAAATGTTCCTGCGCCTGTAGTTGTGCCATCTTCGCCTGACATATACTGAAGTACATCTGCGTCAAAAGCATCCTTCAAATTATATGCTGCACTTGATGTAGCTAGTTGAGCCCAGTTCATATGTGAAAGAGATTTCTCCAACTCATCAACTCTAAACTCATAAGCATTGGCTTTATCAATTAGAAGAGATACCTCAGCATCAGTCAAGGTTTGTGCGGTCAAATCAAGACCACGTGTATAAGCCTCTACACTAATGTTAGGTTCTCTAATTATATTTACTGTATCACCAAAGTTACTAATCTCTCCATAATAATCTGTATTGGTTACTGCTTCTGCAATGGAAGACTTACGAAAAAAATTAAGAATTTTCTTAGAGAAGACTTCTGGAACCCAGAAAGAGTTTGCTTGACCAGTTACACTAGTCCCAAAGTTTGTGGTACTACCACCTGAAAAATGTGCCATTGTTGTATTTCCTTTATAAAATATTAATTATGCAGCTATCCTACCTTCTCTAATTGCTTGGTCAATATCATTTTCATATTGTTCAAACTCAGAAGAAGTTAAGTTAGCTATTTCACTACGAGACCAAATACGTCCATTAGGTTCTGAGACCTCTACTCTATTTTGAATAGATATCATATCAGCCGCATCACCTCTCATATCTGTATTGGTTTTATTAACTGACATACCTACTTCAGTTTTATAAAGATTAATTGCTTTAGATGCTAGAGTAACATTATCAGGGTTCTTATAGATCCAGTCTTGAATTTCTATAGGTTGTTCTTTAGCCCAAGTGTGGAAATTAGTGGAACTTTTAATCTCATCCAAATCTGGGTGAAGATCAAGTAAAGTTTTACCTGCTTCCTTTTGAGCCATAGCTTTCTCCTTCTCTTCAATAACCTTAAATCTGTTTTGAATATCTTGAGTCTGCTTCTCTGTTTGCATATGCGCCACAGTTTCTACAACACCATATACATCGGGATAATCTTCTTTAAATCTATCAAGATCTTCTAAAGTTTTGGGAGGTTCATATTTAACCTCACTGGCTTTTTCTTTCTTTTTAAACTCATTAAGTTTCTTATCGTAATGGCGTTTTAAATCATCATAACGCTTTTTGTAATTAACTTCATTTACTGATTTAGTCTCTTCGATTTTTTGAGTAGCTTCATCTTCCAATGAAGGGTCTTCATCTAAGAAAGCCTTATCAGCATTATATAAGTTAGGTTTATCAGTCATTTTTATTTCTCCTTGTGCCTAAAACATAATATAAGGGTGGCAATTTGAAATTAGGTTTTAATCTCTAAGGGCTCAAACTTGAGGTGGCTTAGGCTTGTTATACATCGGTAAAAGTCTTATAACAGAATTATTATAAGACAAATCTATTTAAGGTATTTATTTAAGTGCTAGTAAAGATTCCTCATCTTCTTCACCTTCAACTTCAATCTCTTCAATACCTTTGTTTTGTTTAAGTTGATTTAAAAGTTTAGAGAAGAAACCCCCTAAAGCAAATTTAGGTTTATCTTCTTCCTTAACACTATTTAAATCATCTAAGTTTTCTTCACCAATAGCTGCGGTTGATTCAGCATTGATGACATATTCACCATCACTTAAAAGAGCTGGTACTTTATCATCGGTGGGACCTCCCATACCTGAGACATCTCCTCCCTCTTCCATATCTTGTTCCATAATAGTTTCTAATTTATCAGTACCAATTACATCTTCTAAGATATTAAATAGTTTAGGGTCTTGTGTTAAAGCATTGATTAAATAATCGGTATCACTTTTAACTTCTTCTTCTTCTTTAACTTCTTCTTCTTTAACTTCTTCTTCTTTAACTTCTATATCATCTAAAGATGTCATATCATATTTATTTTCTTCATTTACATTTTCTTCACTTACGTTTTCTTCACTTAATAAACTACTATTTTCTTCTTCCATTATTTTCCCACCTTCCTTAAATTTAGGTCTAGTTTTATTTGCTTTATCTCTAATACATTTACTAATGTCTATTTTATTAGAATGTAATAAAGAACATTCTGTAATTAAAGATGCGTCTTTATCTCCAAAATTACTAAGGTCTTCTTTACTTTCCATTATTTCATATCTTTGTTGTCCTTTAGCCATTATTATTCTCCTTAAGATTCATTAGTTGTGTAATGAAAGATAACCTACCTTGATGTCTATATATATCTTCTAACTTATCACTTGATTGAAGGTAGTTACTATACATGTTTTTTTGCTCTTGTAAGTAATCGAGAAGTGTGTTATAAGCATCTTTATTGTGTGTTAGTAGGCGCATCTATAGTCCCTGAGAATCCTTCTTCGTTTGGCATAGCAGGTAAAAGTGTTTGTTGTGCCTCTTCTTGTGGTGGTTGTTGTCCACTAGCTCCCATCTCACCCATTACTTTTGCATAAAGCAAAGCTTCTTCTTGGTTGTTTAAAAGCTCTTCAGGATCTAAATCCATAGAGATGGCTAACTCTTTAATCAAAGTAGGCATCTTAAGTAAAGGAGCTATTGCAGGGTTGGCAGCTACTTGTAAGAATTGAGTTAATCTTTGGCTACGTACTTCTTGCTGCATTAAAGAAGCAACACCCATAGCTTTAATTTCCAAGTCTCCTTCCACATTTAAAGGACCTTCATAGTTACTCATATTCCATTGGAAGAAAGCATTGCCTAAAGGTTTAAGAAGGAAGTCATCTAAGTTCTTTACAACAGTTTTTACATTTAAAGATGCAGCACCCATAAGCATAGACATACCTGATGCAGTTCTAGTCATACTTGAGACACCAGTTTGACCATGTGAGTAGGAAGGTATGCCTGTTTCCTCATCTGATAGTTGTCTAAACTTATCAAACATCATCATATTTTCTTGTGCTGTGTTGGGGAATTTAATACCATAGATAGACTGACCAGGCATTCCTGCTTGTCTTTTAAAGATCTTACCACTATAGATCTCCATTGATTGACCACCTACTAAAGCACTTTCATCTATATCAAAGACTAAGTTACCTGCCAAGGCTAAGTTATCAATAGCCATTCTTGCATGACCATTCATAATCATTTGGCTATCAACCATGTTTTCAGCTACACCTACACCAAAGATAGAATAAGGATTACGCTCATAAGGGAATACTTGATAAGGTAGTCTCTCTGGTGTGAAAGGGTTTAAGACTACTCTTAGTATTTCATTATCACATACCCAACAATTAACTTGTACTTCATCTAAAGTAGAAAGTATACTATCATCTAAACCAGCCTCTTTGACAAACTTAGAATCAATGACACCCCAATACTCCAAGACTTCATAACGATCTTCTAAAGTACTAAAGTTAGTATCGTTATTGGCAACCTTTAAAGAGGATTCATAATCTTTAGATTGATAGTTTGAACCTTGAGTTAAACATTTATCCAAAGCCTCTTCGTTGAAGTAAGGCATGTTCTTTAAGTTTCTTAATTGCTGTCTATTAAGTTTATGTCTTTGAATTACCCATTCTGTATCAGACATACTAGTTGCATTGGGATCGGGATAGAAATCCCATATAGAGACAAACTCTAATTTAGGTACTTTAGTATAGGTAGGTTTATAAGTTCTCTTACCACTATCATCTTTATCCCAAGAGTGTTTTATTTTAGTATAGTTAAAAGGTCCTTTAATTATACCTGTACCTAATAAACATTGTTCAAATATGGCACTTCTTAATTCTCCCACACCATCACTTTCTTCAATCTGGTCATGGATTAGTTTTTCCATATTTTTAGCAGCTATTTTTGCTGGGTTAAATGTAGGTTGAGTAGGGTTTCCTTCTCCTTCAACTATAACATCACCTTCTTTATTGGTGAACTTATCTTGTAAAGAAGAGAGTTCTAACTTACCATTGGTTAATTCATAACCATCACCTGTATAACCTACGCCTTCTAAAGGAGTAACTTCCTCTTCTTTTAAAAAGACTTTATCACTTACTCCCTCAGGTACTTTAGTTTCCATACATGATATGGGGAACTTACCTTGTGAGAATATAACATCTGTTAGTTGTCCATAAGAAGCTGTTACTTTAGTTTTAGTAATACCTATAAAGACTCTAGATTTCTCATTCTCTCTAAATTTAACATTCTTGGGATATAAGCCTCTATAATTCTCATAGGCTGTTAACCATCTCTTCTCATCACTTTTACGAGCATCTTCTGCTTCTTGAAACTTTCCTTTAATGGTAGACATTAAACTAGATTGGAAAAGACCATCATTCATCATTCTCTCTTTTTGAGAATCAATATTCATTCCTTCCATTTCTTCATCTACTACTATTATCGCCATTATTTATTCCTTTAAAGATTTAATAACCAAAGACATGATCTGTTGGTGTATTATATATATTCTGTTTTAAGTTATTCATATCTGCAAAAGTATCTCTTATTCTAGGTCGTGACATAAGTAAGTATCTTAAAGCATCGTAGGCGTGGTCAGGTGCATGAGTATCTACATCTTCAGGCTTATTCTTATCTAAAGGTAAACCTTGTAATTCTTTAATAGTGTTTATACAAGTATTGAAGAATTGCATCTTTGGGCGATTGGTGAGAGAATTAATCTTTAACCATTCATGTATTTGTAGTTTACCTTGTATTCTATTTTTATCTGCTCTTCTAAACTTATGACCAGCCATTACTAACTCTTGTCCTACAGTAGGTCCTATAGTCCCTGTAGAGTTCCAAGCAGCCCAATCTAAAACACCTGTTGGTTGAGTAGGTTCATCTACTTCCATTTCAGTAATCTTTTGAGCCAAAGCTTTACCTGTTAAACCTTTTTGATATAGCTCTTTATAAATTATTAGAGTATTATCGGAAGGATCTATGGCTGCCCAAACAACGGCAGAAGGTGCTGCATAACCATAATCAGCTCCTTTATATCTTGCCCAATGAGCAGGTATTTCAAAAGGAGGTATGACATGTTTAGTTATATCAAACTCAGTAAAAGCTGCTCCTTCATTAACATCCCAATTACCTTCTAAGAGTTGTAACCTAAGAGTAGGTGGAAGACTATTAAGCATCTTCTCATATAAACCATCATGTGCTAAGTAAGGGTTATCATGTAAGGAAGCAGGTATAAACTTTCTTTGTATACCATCTGTACCTGTGAAAGACTTATTAGGTTCTTCAGGTTCTATGTATCTCTTCTTAACCCAATGAGCTCCAACACCACCAGGGTTTGCTGTAGCTCGCATATATGTTTGTATTTTAGGATCTGTAGTTCTTAATCTAGATGCTAAGTAATTCCAAGGAAACTCTGTGGGTAAGTGAGTAATCTCATCAAACCCAATCCAAGTATATGCCTGTCCTTGGAATCTATATACATCACTATCTTTTTCTAAGAAACTAAATTGAATAGTAGCTTTGGAAGGAAACTTCCATATCTTATCTACTTCTCTAAACTTAGCTCCTTTAAAAGCTTGTGGATATAATTCTCTTGATTTATCTATTAGCTCTCTTAACTCAGGCATAGATCTTCTTAATATTAAAGCTCTATGTGTAGGTCTATGAGCATACCTTAAAGGATCAACAAGCATGGCATAAGACTTACCTCCACCAGCAGCACCCCCATATAACACATCTTGTTCATTGGCTGCTAAGAACTCTGTTTGAGGACCTAAGTTAGGTTTAAAAACAATCCTATCATTTTGTAAAGTAGGGGTAGTTAAGCTTTTCTTAAAGACTTCTATAGGTTTTTTAAATTCTTTACGTTTAGTTTTTACCTGCTCTTTGAGATACCATGCTTCCTTTATTTTCTCTTTATTTATTTTACATCTATCATCTATTGGAACCCACTTCTTATATTCACCTTTTTTATTTTCTATTATATTATCTAAGTAAAGGTTACAAGTATAGGAGTGTTTCTTTAAAACAGTCTTGTCAGTTTTATTATATTTTATTGCATAACTTAGAACATTATGTTTATAAAGACTTGTCTCTAAGTGCCTTATAGTTTTAATTCTATATTCACAATACTTGTTAAAAAGATATAATAATTGATGTAAGTTTAAAGGTACTTCCTCCAAAGTTTTAAACCAACTAAAGACATTTAAGACACTACTATCAAGAGGTTTGGTATTTACTTTAAGAGTATCTAAAACTACTTGAGTAGATAGTAAATGAGAAGACTTATTTAGCCTAAAATAATGTGTTAGGGAAGAAAGTTTATAAGGTATATCTTTACCTTCCCTTAAAGCTTTGTTGAAAGACTCATAACTAAAATGAGAAAAATCTACACCTCTTAGTATATTAGCTACTTGTAAAGGTTTTATATATCTTTTACCCATTTCTTTTTTTTATTTTATTTTATTTTTTATTATGTATTATGTATCTTTTCTATTATGTATCTTTTCTATTATGTATCTTTTCTATTATGTATCTTTTCTATTATGTATCTTTTCTATTTATAAT